CCAGCTAAAAACAGATTAATTTCTTTTATTTTGACTAAAAAAACAAAGATATCCATGATCAAAGATCTACATCAGTCACCAGGAAAGGAACCTTAAAAGACCTACAGGATCAAAGATCTATACCAGGCCGGCCGATTAAAAAAAAATAATAGAAATATATTGATCAAAAAAAAACCAGCTTTAAAAGCTGGTTATGTAATTTACGTGATCAAATTTATTTATCGATTGAAATATAAAGACCTTTGCGAAAGATATTTGTTAATTTCTTTTTTTAATTTTGATAAATTAGTATTATAAAAACCTGGATTCGCATAAGCACCAGCAAACCACTCTCCATGTATAAAATAAATTGTGAAACCTTTGTATTGTAAAATCGTATTATATTTTTCATTTGTTGTCATTGTGTAAGTGTTTTAATATTTATTTACAACATTTGTTGTTCTGTTGTATTTTTAATGGTTAGTAATTAACGGCTACTAACCTTAGCCTTGTGCGTTATCGGCAATTAAGCCCATAGCGTTTCAGCGGTTTTACACTTCTTTGTAAGCTCATTCACTTTTTTCTTCGCATAAGTTAAAGCCATTCCGTGAAGTCGCTCTTTTGGGTTGTCTTTTAAGAATTTGTGATACTCTTTTGCTTCTTCAAGTTGAACAGCGAAAAACTCTAAACTTTCAGGCATCGAGAGGTCTATTTTGCTTGCCATATTTTCCCAATACGCTGTGCGCTCTCTGTATGCTTCTGCTTTGTTTGCTTCATTAACTGATTTTTCCATTCTTTTCCAATTTCGGTCAATTAATGCACGGTGTCTTTTTTCGCTGTGATGTCCTACTTTTATAGGTTCTCCAAGTGCTAAAAAATCCTTTCCTTCATTGCTTCTTTCATAAGATTCATTGCTTCTTTTGTCAGCATTGTTTGCATATCCATTTAATTTTTCAACTTTCTTTTTTGCTCGCTCCTGATTATTAAAGCCATCCGCACGAGTAATTGAATAACAATACATTGGGTTTTCTTTTGTCCCTGTATATCCTACAAATTTATGCACGATATGTTCGTTTTCTTTTCCATACTTAGTTTCTACGATTATAGTAGTCCCTTTTTCTTGCTTCTCTTCACATTGTGCTACAAATACATTTGGGCAATATTTCTTGTAAGTATTCATAATATAAGTTTTTAATTATACTCAAATTTACAAAATATAAAGGATATAAAATGTTAAATTGTGTTAAAATACTGTTAAAATTTGAGGAGAAAAAGTAATTTATTTTTAATTTGCTGGAAGGGATCCGGCCTGAATTGTATGATCTCCTTCACAATCTGGAAGGGAACCGGCCAGAAAAAAAAGGAATACGTATAGAGAAAATAAATAAATCGGTAGACGCTTTCTAACCACTCAGCGAATATAATTCCGCACAACAAATATACGTACGTATAATGAATATAATTCCACATGATAAACATACGTATGTATGATTTATTTTATTATCTTTGTTTCATGAGAATAAACAAGACAATATCGGTGGACATGGATTTATGGAGGTTATTTGTAGATGACTGTGTTGAATCTGGGAGCAAGGTAAGTTGGGAGATAGACAATATGATAGAGGAGAGGTTAGACAGGAAAAACAACAAAGAAGATGGAGAAGAAGGTTAGCAAGAAGAGGCCTCAGTACAGCAAGAGTGGTAAGTTATTGAGGCCAGCGAGGAGGGTAAAGGACATGGTTCCTGGACATGCACCTATATTTACGGATCCACAGGATATGTTAGAAGCCATAAATCAATATTTTATTGATGGCCATGAGATAAAGGAGGTATTATTGGGGAGGAAACCAAATCAGTACGTACATGACCAGCATATAATATCTATTATTGGGTTGGCATTATATTTAGGATTTGCATCGAGGACATCACTATATGAGTATGCGAAGAAATCGGATGAGTATCATGATGTGGTGGCGTATGGGAAGAGTATGGTAGCGATACATTATGAGGGGTTATTACAATCTGGGGTCTCTCCGAGTGGTATGATTTTTATGTTGGCGAATATAGACGGGATGGTAATGCAGCAGGATATAGGGTTGGAGATGCAGAAGCCTATACAGAAGATAACGTTTACCAGGAAGACTATTAATAACAACATAGAGGTAAAGACGGCTGAGCGGTTAAGGACGTCATCGACACAGGAGCAGGTTATAACGATAGAGCCGACAAAGAGGAAGAGTATTTCACAGAAGAGATCTTCGGTTCACAAAGAGCCTGATGCTGTTGATTTTAATAGTATATTGGGGTTTGACAATTTAGATTAATTTATGGGAGAGTTAGTAATATCGGAGAAGTACGAGAAGTTATTTCAGATACCGTTTGCGAAGTTAGTAATGGATGGCAAGAGCAATGAGATCAGTAATGTTTTAGCTGAGGAATTATCGAAGATAGATATTATAATTATTACTGGGGGGAGGAATTCCGGGAAATCGTTTGATATTGCGTTAGCGGATGCATATTGGGCGGAGGAGCATAATTACAGGACATTATTCACCAGGTACACATTAACATCTGCGGAGGACACGATCATACCGGATTTCATGGAGAAGGTAGATATATTGGGGTACAGGAATAATTTCAAGATACGGAAGGACAGGATTACATCGAGGGTAAACAAATCGAAAGTAGTATTTAAGGGGATCAAGACGAGTGGAGGTAATCAGACAGCGAATTTAAAGTCGTTAAAGGATTTTAATGTTTTTATTTTGGATGAGGCTGAGGAGATGGACAGTTATGACGACTGGAGGAAGATATATTTAAGTATGAGGGCGAATGACGTACAGAATTTAAGTATTATCGCGATGAATCCGAGCAATAAGGAGTTTTGGGTTTTCAAGAAGTTTTTCGAGTTACGAGGAGTTCAGCCTGGATTTAACGGTCAAGTGGGGAATGTATTATATATTCACACGACATATTTAGATTTAGAGCCGGAGTATGTGCCGAGAAATGTTAGGGTTGAGTTTGAGAGGATGAAGATAGAGGAGCCGGATGATTATGCTAATGTAGTAATGGGAGAGTGGTTAGATGACGTAAAGGGATCTGTATTCAAGAAAGACCAGGTTAATTATTTTAATTTGAGCGAGTTCAACTATGACAATGTTATTATGAAAATAGCGTTTATAGATGTAGCGGATGAGGGGACTGATAGTTTAAGTATGCCGATAGGATTAATCTCTGGGGATTTTATTTACATAGTGGATTGGTATTTCTCGAAGGATAATACGGATATAACGATACCAGGATGTGCTGAGTACACGAGATTATATGGGTTAGATTATTTAGCGATTGAAACGAATGGAGTTGGAGCTGTATTTTCAAAGGAATTACATAAGCAGGTAATTTCCAGCACTACGGTAATGTTCATTAATCAGACGGGGAATAAGCACATGAGGATTATAGCAAATGCAGGAGGGATAAAGAGGAGGATGGTATTCAGGAAGGATATTCCATTTGGTAGCAGTTATGAGATAGCGATGAGGGAGTTTTTCAAATACAATAAAGACAGGAGTTTAAATGATCATGATGATGCTGCGGATAGTTTGACTGGAATGAATTTATTATTTAATGATCTTTTAGGTATATAAAAAAAAGTCAGACTAAGAAATCTGACTTTTTAAATGATCTACATTACGTAGTAATTTAAAACTTACGACACAAAGGTAAAAAAAATTAATATCTTTGCCTCTATTAATTATTTTTTTTTATACTTTTGATGAGTAATTTATAAAATATGGGATTATTTTCATTTTGGGAGCGTTTAACCAACGGATCAGTTTGGTATTACAATATTAATAATGGGGGAATATTAACGACTGATTTAACCAATAAGATTCATTCGGCAAAAACCAATCCTATTTTATTACCGGCAATTCAACTGATAGCGGATTATTTCGCAAGTGCAAGATTTTACGAGAAAGAGGGGGATGAATTTGTTACGGGGACAAAAATACTTAAATTATTAAAAAACCCAAATCCCTATCAAAGTCAAGACGATTTTCTAAAACAATTTATTTGGTATAAATATCCGGCCGGTTGGGATTACATCCATACAGTATCTTCATCACAGACAAAAGAGGGGAAGAATAAAATTGACAACATTCACTACTTATACAATCTTAACCCATCATTAATAGAATTTCCAAAGGGATTTGCAGAAAAACTTATTTACTCAAAAGCAGATTATTTAAGATTTACGGAGCAGGAAATCTTATATGACAAAAAGAAGGAGAACAAAAAAATTAAAGTATCTGATATTTTAGCTTATTATGACATAGCGAATGGGCTGGAGGAAAACAATATGACGTCACCAAGCAGGTTAGATGCTTTAAAGATGCCGTTAAGTAATATTGACAGGGCGTTTGACGCAAAGAATATTGTGATACAATCGAACGGAAAAGAATTAATAACGAATGAAACTGTTGGTGCTATTGCGAAATTACCATTAGGGGAATCAGAGAAAAAGGATATTGATACACTTTTATCCACATCTGATGGCAGTTATGGTGTAGGATCGAGGAAAAAAAGGAGTATTGTAACGAATTCAGCATTAAAATGGCAAAGTTTACATATTAAACTTGCAGAGTTAGGGTTGGATGATAGTGTTATTGCAGATGCATTGATTGTGATCAATGGATTAAATATTCCACCAGAGATGTTCCAGGTAAACGGGAAATCAGCGACATTTGAGAATCAGGAGAAGGCCATCATTGCATTTTTACAGAGTAAAATTCAAGGAGAGCTGGATGACTTTTGTAACACTATAAACGACAGATTTGGAACCACGTTGGTAGCGAAGTTAGATCATTTGCCAATTATGAGGGGAGTAGAGAAGGCGAAGATAGCATCACTTAGGAGTTTAGCATTTGGTTTAAAATTACTGGTAGAAACGGGAATTTTAACTATTGCAGAAGCGAAAGAGCAGTATTATAAAGATTTAGAAGGATTATAATGGAGGGATACGACAAAAAATTAGGAGAGTTACAGGAGAAATACAGCAAAAAAGGAGGTAAAAAAGGGAAAATTGCTAATTCCATAAAGAAAAAGAGAGATAATTTCAATAAAATACAAAGGAAATGACACTAAAAGAGATGGTAGCTCAAAAGGCTGAGTTGATAGAATTAAAAAAAGCAGCGATGAAATATTCGGATGCTATTAATTTTATTCCGAAAAGGATAATGAAAATCATTGACATTAGTAAAGATGGGATTAAAACTGTTATCAAAGAAGGGATAGAGGATACAGAAAAAATGATAACCAGAACAATCGTTGGTAATACTTACAACTATCTTGATGGGCATGGAGATGTTCATGTAAAAGGGTGTTTCGTGAAATCCATAAAAGAACGGGAGGACAAAATTTTCCATTTGCATGACCATGAGTATAAATTGGTAGCGAAAATTGGTAATCCACAAAAAATAAAGGAGATCGATATTTCATGGAAGGAATTAGGTGTTGATGCAGAAGGGGAAACAACAGTTTTAGCCATGACAACGGAGATAATGAAGGATATGAATAAAGTTATTTTCAACGATTATGCAGCAGGGAAGATCAACCAGCATAGTGTAGGAATGAGATACATTAAACTGGAATTAGCTGTAAATGACGCAGAGGAGAAAGAAGAATTTGCCGTATGGCAAAAACACATAGATAATATTGCAAACAAGGAGGAAGCTGAAAGTCAGGGTTTTTTCTGGGTAGTGAAAGAGGCCGCATTATATGAGATTAGTGCTGTTTTAATGGGTAGCAATCCTATTACACCTACTTTACAGTCAGCGAAAGCTACTGTGCCAACTGATGAGGAAGTCGTGGAAGCACTTTCTGAGAGTAAAAAACAATTTTATAAACATTTAATTTAAAAGAATGAAATTTAAAGATTTTTTAATTAAAGAAGGCATATCTCAGGAGGATTTCAGTAAAATGACACCTGATGAAATGGCTAAAGTATATAGCAAGTATAATGATGCTCGCTATGATGCATTGGAAGAGAAGATCAAACTTGCCGGATCCATTGAGGATACCGCTAAGTTAGAAACGAAATTAACAGGGATTTTTGAGGAGATCAAAAAGACTGGGACAGAAAACGGTTTAGAAATTGCGAAGTTGCAAGGAGAAGGCGGTAAAGAGGAAAAAGGAACTATTTTATCAGCGGTTGAGAAAGTAGCAGACGTACTGGGTAAAGTTTTTGACACAACTCAGGTAAAGAATGTTGCTAATTTCACAGTAAAAGCTGATGTTTTAGCAGGTACAGCTATTACGAACAGCACTATTGCATATAGAGATACAGAGTTATCTCCATTGGCACATAGAAAGCTAACAATGTACAATATGTTCCGAAAAATCAATATCGGGAAAAACACAGCAGGTACGGTAGTTTATATTGACTGGGATACAGGAACGACAGCAAGAGCCGCAGCAATGGTAGCAGAGGGAGCTTTATTCCCAGAATCTACTGCAAAATGGGCTGAATATAGTGTAAAGATCAAGAAAATTGGTGACACAATTCCTGTTTCTGAGGAGATGTTAGTTGATTTAGAAAGATTTGCTGGTGAATTATCAATGTTTTTGGAAACCAACGTAAAATTAGTTGAGGACAATCAATTATTAGAAGGTGATGGTACTGGTAATAATATTTTTGGTTTAGATGCAAGAGCAGCAGCATATACTCCAGCAGCAAGTGGGATTACAGATGCAAGTTTTTATGACTTAGTTCCTATTTTACGTGCTGATATTGTATTTGGAAAAGGATCTAAATTTTCACCTAATGTTGTTTTAATGAACTTGAAAGAGATCAATAAATACAAATTAAAGAAAGATGCCAATAACAATTACATTATGCCTCCATTTGTAACGGCAGACGGTAACACGATTGATGGTGTTGTAGTAATGGAAAATAACGATGTTGCAGACAATGTTTGTTATATGGGAGATTCCAGATATGCTCGTATTTATGAAGGATCTGAGGGTTATTCAATAACTGTTGGAGAAGTAGATGCTCAATTTGCTGAGGATATGAAAACCTTAAAAGCAAGAAAGAGATTAGCTTTACTGATAAAAGAATCAGAAAAAGCAGCATGGAGAAAAGTTTCAAGTATCTCCGGAGCATTAACAACTTTAGCAACATAATATCATGAGAGAGATCATTTTTACAAAAGATTTTGCGACTAAAAAGAAAGGTGATAAATTTTCTTGTGATAGTATTTTAGCCAATCAATTAGTTAAAATAGATAAAGTTGCAAAATACGATAATGACGAACACCAGGAGGAACTGGAAAAACTCGCCAAAGAGGAAGAAAAAAGGGCAAAAGCAGATCAGAAAGAAATTGATGATAAAGCAAAAGCCTTAAAAAAACTTCAAGAGAAGCGTTTTAAAGAAAATGCAGCAAGAAGAAGAAAAAACAAAAAATAAATCATGTACATAGACAATTCATATTTCAAAGGTAAATTAGAAGTACCAAACAGTCAGAGCTATCCAGGATCATCTAAAGATGGTAATGTTGTTCGGTTGGCTGAATTTATCAACGATTATGAGGTCGAGGTCATGGTTTATGCTTTGGGCAATCCTTTATACACAGAATTTCACGACATATTTGAGAATGACGGCACATTAAAAGCTGGTACAGATCAAAAATGGAAAGATTTTGTAAACGGTAAAGAGTACACCATTAATGGTGACTCTTTTTTATGGAAGGGATTGCGTTATACGGATGGAGCTATTAAGAAAAGTTTAATAGCTGAGTACGTTTATTGCAAATTTTTAGAGAAATATTCTGTTAATTTCGGAGGTATTGGGATGCAAACTGAGGAGGCGAAAAACGCTTCAAGGCAGAGTGCGATTCCTACTTTAGTTACTATATGGAATATTTTTATAGAGAAATATCAAGGAGATAGAGATCATAGAGGAGGTGATTTAATCCCTGTTGTTAGAAGTTCTGCCTATGGCACATCAATAGGTCTTGATTGGTATCAAGACCAGAGTGATTATTTAGTAAATATGTATCAATATTTATCAGATCATGAGGCAGAGTTTCCAACATTAAATACTTTTTTCTTTAACAGAAAGAATAGCATAGGACTATGATTATAATAGAAGATAAATTAAGAGAGTTATTTGCTACATTGCCACCGGCAAATTATGACGGAGAAGAATTTCCGGTTATATTTGACTTTGGTAGTGAAGAGGATCTTAATAAATTTATTCGTCAAGAGGAAAAAAAGTATCCATTAATTTGGTTACAGACAGGCTTTTACGAGGATAAAAAAGATCCACAGACAATCTCTTCAAATATATCTCTTATTTTAGCTACTTATTCTGGAGATGTGAATAAAGACAATTTTCAACGGTTAGAAGATAATTTCAAAAAAGTTTTATTACCTTTATTGGAAAATATTGACAAAGCATTTGAGAGGAGTAATATTGCATTATTTGAGGATAAGAATTATAGGGTTACTAAATTCTACAATTATGGAGATGGTAAAGAGCATGGATCGACTGATATTTGGGACGCAATAAAATATGAAGTCAGTATAAATTTTTATGATAATTGTTTTAAAGCATTTAATTATGGATAAAAAGATAAAAAAGACTTTCAGTAAGGTGAAAAGACCATTTACTTATAAAGGTAAATTTTATAAAGTAGGTAGTAAGATTCGGATTAATGAAAGTGAAAAAAGAACATTAATTAATAAATTTTTAATTTAAAAATATTATGGGACAAATTGTCGATATAATGGGAGTAACAACATCATGTAGTTCAACTGTTTCTGGTGGAACAGGATCTTATGGTTGCCCATTTCAATTTCAGTTACCTGATGGAGTATTCCTAATCAAAAAGGGATATTACATTCCAGAGGCTACTGATGTTACAAAAACATTTTTGCTTGATTTGGTGCAAAAAGGGGATGCTATTCCTTTATTAGATGCATTTAATTTTGAGCCAATAAATGAGGATGACGTTCTTGAAACGTCCAATACAGGTGTAAATGCACTTGCAAGAAAAGGATTAACTTCATTGAAGTTTACTTACAAAAAAGGAATCGAGTATGAAAAAGCTATTGAGAGATTAACATCTTTTGGAGTATTTGATGTTTGGGTTGTGGATAAAGCAGGTAACATGCTTGGTGTTGAGAAATCAGGCGGTTTTGGTGGTTTTTCAGCAGGATTAGTATTAGCAAAAGCTCGTATGTGGAATGATGGTTCTGTTGCAGAGGGGAAAGCTATTGAAATTCAATTAGTACAACCAGGTGAATTCAAATTCATCACATGGATTGAAGCAAGTCAATTAGATTTCTATATTCCAACAGAAATTGATGGAATCAATACTACACGCATGGATTTTGCAGATGCAAGTGGAGCAGTACCTCCAGCAAATTCTGATACATCTTTAAAAGTAGGTGTTTTTGCGAATGATGGTATTACAGCAATTACTGGCCTTGTGGCAGGTGATTTCAAGTCTAATAAAACTGTTACAGCAATAACAGAAGAAGGAGGAGGGTTTTACACTTTGACGGTATCATCTCTTGTTACTGGAGAATCTGTTACAGCACAGTTATATGATGTAGCAAATGATTATGATGCAGTAAATTTAAGTGACATTCTCTTTGCGGGAACAGTTAGTGCTACTGTATAAAGAATAAGGTTTGGTTAGTTGATTTTGAATTAAGGAAGTTTTAGCGAGAGCTTGCTTCCTTAATTTTTACACAAAAAGATTGGGATGACAGTTACAGATTTCAGCGACAATTTAAGAAAAGTAGATGTAGATACATTGACTGAGGAAATCATAGTGTTAGAAATGGAAGAGATTGTAGATCTCAATAGGGAAGATCAAATTTTCCAAAGAGGAGAAGATGCAGAGGGGAGAGCTATAATGACCTATGATAAATCAACTCAAAAGAAATACAATAGGGATGTGAAATCTGGGTATGTTAAAGACGAATACGGAGAGGATAAAACAGATACGAGATATAATATGTTTTGGACTGGGAGATCGTATAAGAATTTTAAGGCATATAAAAAAGGCCGGACAATGTACATTACAACCGATAAGAGAGGGCAGGATTTATTAGAGAGAAATGCAGGAAGGAATATATTTGGATTAAATCCGGTAAATGCTGAGATTGCAAATTGGAGAATAATTTTACCGAGATTAAATGAAAAAATCAGGAACATATTATTTTAAGTCATGTAAGACTTTACCTATTTATAATTTTTATGAGATTTTAAACACCAACAATCTTGGATGGTTACAAAAAGGATATAATGATGATAATGAGGAAATCAGTTTAGTTAAGGATGCTAAAAGCATTTGGCAGGGGATTTATGATGAGTATATTTTATTATTAGGGAATAAAGTAAACACCAAAGGGTACACTATTTTAGCTCAATTAAGTGAGATGGAAACAGAGCTTATAGTTGTTTCTGAATTAATTAATATTTACAGCAAAATCAATCATAAAGATATTCAGGCAGAAATAGATAAATGGGGATATGACAGTAATGATTTAGAAAAATCATTAAAAAAATTAGAAGGGTTACAATTTAGAATAAAAATAACAAGATCAAAAAATAAAGACTTATTAGAGGAAGAGGAAGATGAAGAGGTTAAAGTAGAATATGATATATTTAAAGATGTTGTTTCGGTGGAAAACACTTTAGATAATGGAATTTTAATAGATGTTCATAAAACGGTTGTAAAAAAGTGGGTTAATTACATTTTAATAGCAGAGAAAAAAAATGGCAAAAGGAGCAGTTGATTTAGTCGTAACGGATAAAGCATTTCAAGAAATAAAAGATTTAAATAAAGAACTTGAAAAAGCAGCAAAAAATGTTGCTAAAATCTCTCAGGCAGCCAGAGATGGTAAGGGGAGTTTTAAAGATGTTTCTGGTGGTGGAGAATTAAATAGTGAATTAAACGAGCAGAAAGACATAATTAAAGCATTAGAAAAAGCCACAAAAGACTGGATTAAACATGAGCAAGACAGATTTGATTTAATAAAAAAGATTGCCACAGCGGATAAAAAAGAAAATCAAAGAAAAATTAATAATGGAATCACATTAAATAAGCAAAGGTTAAAAGCATTATCCTTAATAGAGAGAGAATTAGCAGCGACAAAAAAGGCAGGATTAGCTGTAATGAAAAGAGTAGGTCAAGAAGGACTTTATTTTAAGCAATTAAGGAAAAACACTTTGGCAAGTAAAGAGTTTAATATTCAAAATATTAAATTAATCAGAGGATCTAAAGATATGGTATCTTTAGAAAAGCAAAAACAAGCAGCTTTAAATAAAACAAATAGAGCAATGCGAAAAGGAGCGAAAGAAACATCTAACATGACAGTTAGGGTTAAATCGTTTTTCAAAACATTGGTTATGTTTGATTTAGCGAGAAGGCTTGTAGATGGATTTTGGATGGCTTTAAAAGACGGGTTCAAAAACTTAAAAGCATTAGACAGTATTCGATTACAGTTTAAATATATTGTAGATAGTGCTGTTGAAACGAGAAACTCTATTGCAGCTTTAGGAGATATATCGATGAAATTTGGTGCAAATTTAATAGCAATTTCAGAGAGATATATTAAATTTAGAGCAGCATCAAAACAGGCGAATTTAGGAGCCAGAGAAACCAGAAAAATATTTGAGAGTGTAACGAAAGCAGCAGGTGTTTTAGGATTAAAAACGGATGAGCTGAAAGGTATTTATTTAGCATTGGAGCAGATGTTATCAAAAGGAAAGGTAACAACGGAAGAATTGCGTAGGCAACTTGGGGAAAGACTTCCTGGTGCAATGGGTATCATGGCAGATGCAGTAGGTGTATCTGTTTCTGAGCTGGATAAAATGTTAAAGAAAGGAGAGGTATTATCTGCGGAAGTACTTCCAAAATTTGCAAAAGCATTAGAGAGAGCATATAACATTGAGAATATAGATAATATAAACACAATTCAGGCAGCACAAACCAGACTAACTAATTCTTTTATTGAGTTTGTAAAATGGTTAGAAAAGACTTTTGGGTTGAACACGAAAATTGCAAAATCATTT